AAAATAGCTGAATAGCGCTGGCAACATCCTGCGCGATCTGGGAGGGGCCGGACACGCTGACGATATTTCCGTTGCCATCAAGGCCCAAATCCCATGCAGAGCCAGGGCTGTAGAGTGGCACCTGGACCGGCCCTAGATATGTTCCGTTCCCGCTCCAGGTGAGGGCCGCTCCGGGAAGCGGGGCCACGGCCAGTGTCACCGTGTTCCCGGTGAGGGTGTAGTCGGTGATGCTCACGGGGGTGCTGGTGGTGGGGATGTAGGAGGTTGGGACAGACCCGGGCTCGGCTTGTCCAAAGGCAACGTCCACCTGATCGCCGGATGTTGCCAACTCCATGCCCCAATACGCTACGTCATAAGTGGAATTACTCAGCCCGGAATTAGAAAACAGTTGCCACGAGGTGGTTAAGGTTACTGGGACCCAAACCGCGCCGCTTACGCTTAATATATAAATTTGCCCACTCCCGGTCCTGCGGCGCAACCACATGGATGTAGTGGCCGGGTAACCTCCGGTCATGCCGCCGTATGCCTCAACCATCGCACCGGCGGCTGTCGCCGTAAGCGTCCACGCCTGGTTTGTTCCAGCCGGATCAGATACGCCTGATGTGGCGGTCAGGTTTGTCAAAGGGAGACTGTTTTGAGGGAGACTGTTATACGATCCGGCGAGACAATTCGTCCGCGCCGTCGGATACAGCAGCTGAATCCCCTGCCAGTCGTTGCGATAAAGTGAGGGCGCGCCGTTTGGGATCACCGCCACACCGCTGGTGGTGACGGTCACCGGCGCATTGGTTGTGGGGATGTATGCCGTGGGGGTGACGCCCGGTTCAACCTGGGCAAATGCGATGTCTACCTGGTCGCCTATTGCATTGAGCACAACCGCGATATAGGCGTCGCTGGTGGCTAGATCAGAGCAGGATAACTGCTGCCAGATGCTAGTGACCGGGACCGTGATAGTCCTGATGTTTGGCGACTGAATTTGCACGGGGCCAGATCCAGTCCTCCGCCGAATCCAGATGGAATCACAATAAATGCCAAACGGAACCAAAACATGTTGGTCAATATAACTACCACCAGGCAATCCCGTGCATGTCAGAGTGGACGCAGTCATCCCGCCAGATGGGTCCTGGACACCAGGTAAAACTGTGGCGTTATTTGAGCCCCAACCGATGGCGAAATTTTGAGAGTATAGGACGTAATTCGTCCTGCTCGCTGGCGTATCCGTCAGCGTGAACGTCACCGTGCTGCCGTTCCCGGCACCGAAACTAAGCGCAGATGCTGTGAACGGAAGCTGCTCCATAACTGGGATGGTTACGGTTTCACTGAAATTAGACAATGCCAAGGTGTTCATCCCACTGGCCCTCCGGTGGATCCGCCGCCAGGGGTGACGCCGGTATGTGTGTGCGACGTGAGTGTGTGTGTGCCAGATTTAACCTCTCCGGCGGCGGTGATGCTACTGTTGACGGTGATCGGAACGCTGACCGTGAGGCCGCCACTTCCACCGGCACCTGAGACTGTGCCTGAAACCTGTATACTGGCGTCTGCAAGAAGCAAACCCTTCACCTCTGCCTGCGCGTCACAGGTGACGTTGCCAGTCACCTCAGCGGTGCCATTGACCTTGAGGTTAGCATTGACGGTCAACAAGTCGCTGGTAAGCACCGCCGAGGTGCCGCCCAGAACCATCTGTATGACGGCGCCGGTGATCTGGACATAGTTTGTTGGAGCCAAGTTGCCGTTCCAGCCACCAATGTAGAGTCCGTCCGCATAGTCAAACCGACGAGCGGAACTAGGAGGTGCACCCGAACTAGGGACGGCGGTCATGGCTGCGTTGCCATCGGCTATCCCCGCCTGTGCTGAACCGATGTCACGATCAGCGAAGACGCAGAACCCGAAGTCACCTATCACCGGATCTACGATCACCGCATTTGCCCCGCCCTGATAGCGGAAGTAGGGTAGGCCGTAGATAGTAGTGTGCGGCACGGTCTGATCCGCACCGGTTACCTGGTTCACCACTGGCAGAACATCTACCGTTCCAACCGGTCCCGTGCCGGTGTTGTAAACCGCCTGGACCTGGACCAGCGTGGCAACGTTGACACCAGCCATGGCACGCTTGATGACGAACATCAACGAGTTGAATGGTGTGGACCCATCGGCTAGCTCTTGCTGTGGATAGACAGGGGCGTCGGTCATGTCAGCTCCCGGTCCAAGAGGCTTCAACCTGTGAGATCCACTTGCCACCTGGGACTAAGCTCTCCAGGTGATGCTTTAAGTGGTTGATTCGCCATGTGCCGCAGCAGACTTGGATGGACGATTGGACGTTAACTAAACCACCAAGCTGCAGCCCGGAGTTATATAGGCAGCTGAACTTGATACCCTTCTTATCGAAAGTCGGATACTCCATCAGACCAGTCTGAGGTGAGATCAACGGTGCCGTTCCAGGACGGGCTGAACCACGTGGGGCGATGAAAAGTGTTCCGTTGTCGATGCCGAACTCAATGTTGGCAGCCGTGGCGACCGACTGAGCCTGCTGCATCGCGGTGCCAGAGAGATAGGGGTTGCGAAGCTGAGCCGTAACGCCTGCGTCCTGAAAAGCGTAACCCATCTGATCAGCTAGTGACTGCATTATCGAATGAACGGAGACGCCGCCCTTGTAGCTTTTGGGGGCGACAGGGGCGATGGCGGGGTAGAACCCAGCGATAGCCTCCAAGCTAAAGTAGGTATTAGGCTCTGAGTGGAAGTTGGCAAAAGCTTCTGAAACATCGCCTTGAAATACCGTCCCCATGCCACTGATGTCACCAGCCAGCACCTGGACTAGGTTGTGGTGCACTGCCAACGGCTTGTTCGCCTGTGAGGGCAGTGTGGTCAGGGCACTCATATCATCAGCAAGCATGCCGTAGATCTTCAGCTTGCAGGTGCTCTTGGAGGGACTACCGCCCTTATCGGTTTCGCATGACACTCGCAGCTCAGAGATTATCTTGGTGTTGTTGACGCCGTCAAACGTTCCACTCTTGAGCGTCAGGTTGACGGTGATGAGTTTCTGGGTGAATGAGCCAGTCGTCATGATGTCACTTCGTGTAGAGAGAGATGGTGCAGAGCTGGTTATTGAGGATGACATCGAGCTGTTGAGACGGAACTGCTTGGATGGGAATCGTCACAGCATCAGCGCCGGTCACGGCATAAACTAAAACGTAGCGAGTTCCAAGCTCGGTGTAATCAGGGTCGGAAGACTCCTGGGTGTCGACAAATAGAAGTTGGCCGTAGAACCCCATGTAACGATACCAGTTCAGACCATTGAGGTTAAGACATAGTCGGCCATACCAGACTGGGTTACCGTTGATAGCTAGGTCACAGAAAAGACTCATATTGCCACCCCGGATCCGGTCAGTGCATTCGTCACCGAACCGCCGCCGAATAGCTGTCTAGACATTGCCCCATTTTGCTGCTCAATCGTTGGTGCTGGTGTAGTTTGTGACTGGCCGCTCACCCCCTTATCCGCTGATTTAGGATTCTTCGCCTTAGACGCGGGAATGACGGTCTTCGTGTAGGCAGGGGAGACCTGGATGATCTCCTTGAAAGTCAGATCCACCTGAAGAAGATTCTTTCCCTGCTTCTGGGCTCGGCTGAAGTCATACTTGATGAATGCCACACCAGCGTAGGTGGCTTCAGGGGTGACCACATCGAAGAGCTGAGTTGTTCCAATTAGAGTTTTGAGTAATGCCATCAGTGTCTGAATGCGGACCTGACCACAAACAGCCACACGAATCTTAGGGTCATTGGGTTCATTCACGATGTTGTAAGACGCGAAAGATCCGAGCTCTACGGGAAAGGTGCTGATCTTGGCCTCTTGTCCAAACTTCAGATCGACGACAGTGTCAACATCGAACACTGCACCGGCTCCGGTGTGGTAATACACGCCCCACACTTGTGAGAGCGGAATGGCAGATGAACTGCTCATGACATACCCCCATCGGCCTGATTCACCAAGTCAGAATGCTTCTCTGCGAGAGCTCCGGTAATGCCGCCCGCAACCCCCTGGGCGTCCGTTGCTTGAGGGGCGTTGACGTTGATCGTATCAACATGCATACTTGACGTCGAGGCGCTGTTGGAACTGTTGACAGATGACGGGCGAATAGCATCACCAGCGTGGTAACCATTAAGCCGCTGTTGCTGATGTTCTTCCCACGCCTTGTTGAAAGCATTTTCGTCAAAGGTAGGTTTAGCCGTGGTAGTTGGTGCCTGAACCAAGCCCGAAGGTGCTGGTGACGGGATATGGGTTTTTGGCACGGGCGAGAACGCCAGACCGCCCGCCGCCACGGCGGCACCCGCAGCACGGGGAAGGAAGTTTCCCGGTGAGGTATCATGCATAGGCGCCTGACCGCCTGTGCTACCAACTTGACTACCAGCTGAGGCACCGGGTATTAGGCTAGCGATGGCTTTGAACACCTTGGCCACGGCGGCGAACTTCTCCGCGATCCAGTTGAAGAATGTCTCCGCAGGTTTCTTGATCACACCCCACATCAGGTTGAAGGTGTTCACCACCGCAACCGCCATGGTCAGGACGTAGAACACCAGGATGGCACCAAGCTTCTTGAACGCAGCATTGATGAAACCACAGACACGGCCCCAGGCTGCACTGATCCGACTACCATCCATGGTGAAGATCCCGACCAATAGGTCCAATCCACTCTCGATCGCCCCAAACACGTCCTTCACCGTGTCCCACAAGGCGATCATGATGGTTCTAATGTAATTCCAGCCACCCGCTATCAACTCTCGGAAGGTTTCCGACTTCATGTAGAGCAGTGCCAGACCTGCTATCACCGCGCCGATCAGTGCCGGAATAAGAATTAGACCACCGGTGGCCATCACCCAGCCGGCGAACATCTTAGCTCCAGCGATGATCGCATTCTGACCCATCACCAAAGCTGCCGCTGCTATACCAAGCAACACGGCCTTGACGACTTCGGGGTTCTGCCGAGCCCATTGAGCGACTTTAGTCAGCGCTTCACTCAGCCACTTGATGCCGGGAAGCATCAGCTGAACGACGACCTCAGCCGCGTGCTGCATGGAGATCTTCAAGCCGTTCAGCGCCTCCTCGGTCTGCTCAGCAGCCTCAGCCTGCTCCTTGGTGATCTGACCGGCTGCTTTGGCCTTAGCCATAAACTCATCGTATTCCTCACCACTCTTGTGAAGTACTCGGATGGTAGCTTCGTCCAGCTGCATGCGCTTACCGAGGGTCTGCGCCTCGACCATGCTCAAGCCCTGGAACTTATCGTGGATCTTCTGATACATGTCGGTGATCTCGACATGCTTTCCCTTACCGAGGCCGTGGATGCCAGCAGCCTCGAAGGCTTTCATCGCACGCTGAGCCCTGGGTAGTCCTTTCTCAATGGCAATGAGTGACTCACCCATCCCCTTGAGAGACTGGTTGAATCCTTCCGCACTACCACCAGCGATCACTGCCGCATTCTGCCACAGGCTGATGTCCTCAACGGACATCTTGGTCTCCTCTGACAGGTGGTTCACCGCCGTCTGAGACTTAATGGTACTCTCGGTGAAGGCGAGGAAAGCACCGGTAGAAGCCATGATGCCGAAGAACTCGATGGCATGTTCTTTCAGCTTCTCAAAGAACTCACCAGCCTTCTCGCCTTGTTCCTTCATCTTCTCAGCTGTTTCACGAGCTTCATCAGCCGCGTGTCGAAGATCCTCCCCCACCCGCTTGCAGGAGAGGGAGAAGTTCTCCGAGTCAAGATCGATGCTGACTATCAGGTTATCTACTTCATTCTCAGCCATCGTTGGTATCCGTCATCCGCTTGCGTTCGTTGTAGTTGTCCACCTGGATGATCTCGTAGAGATCCTGAGCATCCTCACCACCGTATATGGTCTGAAGCTCATGAAGTGTAGCTAACCCTCTACTAACGATGACTCCGATGAGGGGGTTGATGTTGACGTAGTCGGTGAGATCTTGAGTAGAGCGGCCGCCGAAGCTTTGAAGATCGAGAGCTTCTCGGCGAGAGAAAAACCCAGGTGCACCTCCAGCAGTTTCTCTCTGATCTTCAACAGAGTCTTGATCTCCTCGATGTCCTCCTCCACCAGTGGACGAGCGGACTCATCCGGGTGACGTGGATCAGGGATGCACTTGACACAGGATAGCATCTCGTCCATGAGCGGGAGCAGAACCTCAGGGGCGATCCCGCCAAAGGCTCGCATCGAGATACTAGCGAGCCCAGCCATGCCCATCTTCTCGAATCCCTCAGGGAGATCCACACCTGACTTCATCAGGGCCAAGATCATCCGAGCCGCCCACTTCTCACCAGCAAAGGCGGACATCTCGGTGAGACGAAATATCTTGCCGTTGTCACGTTCGCCAACCTTCTCAGACCGGACACCGGGGATCTTCAGGTCTAGTGTGTTTCGCATGACTACATGCTCCCCTTAGTCACCTGTTGCCAGGTGATCTCCATCTCCTGCGGCTGAAGCAGCTTCTTGGCGTCAGGCATGTTCTTGTATTGGGTAAGCCACCCGGTGGTGAGGGTGTAGACTGCCCCGTTGCCTGGCATGGTGATGGTTCCGCTGGCGGGGTAGGCATCCAGACCGGTGTCCATCGCAGCCAGCCACTGATCGAAGTAGGTGATGCTTGGGGAGTCCGGGCTCATCTTGATCTTCATCACGATCTGGTGCTTGACGTAGCCACCGGAAAGGTTGCCGTCCACACCCATGACGACCTCGACCGGCTTCTGTGGATCAGCACTGAACATGTCATCAGCGGCAAATCCCTGAACCTGAAAGGGGGAGTTGAACACCCCTGGCACGGAGAGGAAAAAGGTGGCATTGTTTGAGGTGATCGTCTTTGCCATGGTTGGCTCCTTTTACTGGATGTCGATGGAGGCGAGAGTGAGGGAGTTGACAGAACCACCATCCATATACCAGAGGGTGCAGGTCGGAGTCTGACGGTTAGCCCGCTGAACGCCGGTGGCAGGAAGCACCTGCAGATACCAGCCGGTAGTCGCTAACACCGGATCGATGACAATGCCGGCGGCAGAGTCGACCGAAGCCGCCTGCGCACTGGTAAGAGCAACGCCCTTGTTGATCACACCATTCTGAAGAGCAAGCGCAAGGGTAGAGTTGCATCCCGCCTTGATCATGGCATAACCAGCGTTGTTGTAGGGGACCGAGTTCACGACGGTGAACATGTTGATCAGGGCCAACTGCAACGCGTTGTTCAACCATATGGCAGAGACGTAGGAGTCAAGCCAAGCAAATGGCCCGGTGAGAGCGCCGTTCCAGAAGAAGGTGAAGAGGCTATTGGCAGTAGCCCACTGACCGTAGAAGTTCACCCCGTTGGACACCGCGTTAGCGAATGAGGTGGGGTCCACAACCGAGGCGGGGATGCCAGTTCCGCTCTTGTAGGAGATGGCTGCGCGACCATTGGTTGCATTGTAGTTGAGCGAAGCGATGAACCCCAGCACGAAGGCAGCAGCGCTTCCAGCCGGGTCATACACCGGATTGACATAGACCTCGCATGTGCCACCGTAGGAGTTGATCTTGCAGTAATACGCCATGCACGTGGTGCTGGAACCACTGGAGACGATGGTTGTGTCGGTGTTGTAGGGGGCGTACACGAACTCGCCGCCGGTTCCTGCGGTCCACGCACACAGGAGTTGCTTGTCCGAGGTGGTGGGTTCATAGGCGGTGGTGAAAGCTGCCCAGTTGGTGGTCTGCAGCACCAGCGAAGACATGAAGACACTGACTGATACTACGTTGCTTCCAGTGCTGATGGTTCCAGCATTCAAGCCGAGCGTGGCGGCGTTAGTTCCACTGCAGACGGTGATCGAAGTTGAGCCAGCCGATCCCACCGTGGCGTTCAGACCGGCAGTGATCACGAAGGCATTGAACAGACTGCTCCAGGTGACGGTGGAGCTGGCATCGGCCCCGGCAAATGCGAAGGCAGTCTGGATCAGTGATGCCGCGCTGCTCATGCTGCTGGCGGAACTGAGGTTCAAAGCGGCGATGCTCACCAGTGTTCCGTTGATGGTGATGTTCAGGGTGCCGGAGGTGATCGCCTGGACCTGGGCAAGCGTCAGGTTCGGCATCGAGGAACCACGGAAGAACGCCGGCACACCCTGGTAGGTGTTGCTTACGCTGCCGCCTACGCCGGGGAACCGCGAGAAAAGCAGCGCGGTAGGCTTGAGCGTGGAAGCGGTGAACCCATTGAAATAGACTGCCGCCATGGAGGACTCCAGGCAGTTGGAGTACATCGTGCTGACAGATGCCTGGGTGAAACCCGCACCCGAGATGGTGACGGTGCCCACGCCGGTGCCGGAGGTATAGGTGCCCAGTGCGGTGATGTAAGTGCCAGGCGGCACACCCACTGCCATCGAGGACTGGATCTCCTGGCCAACGGCGAGTGAGCCATTGGTAGTGGATACGATGGTGAGAGTGTTGCTCACGCAGGTGGCGGTGCCGGACCAAGAGTACTGACCGAAGTAGGCCTGGACGGCGGCAAGCGACGAGAAGCTGACGGGCGCCCCCATCGGCAAGTTCTGGTTCTGGGAAAGAATGAGACCGTTCAGCGCAAGCGGGTTCCCGCCTGCAGCCAAGACGCTCGGCACCACAGAAACGATCGTTGAGGCGGGAATCGACATGTGCTGTTCCTTATCGAGGTAGGGTTGAGACGTTGATAAGCGGCTTGATGGATGCGCTGCTCATGAAGCTAGCCGGGACCGAGATCGCCTCGATCACGTTGAAACGAAGACGAACGGTCCATCTCTCTTCATACTGGTTCTCCGAGTTGGTGATGGCGGTGTGCTTAGGCGGATCAGCATCGAGAGTGTCGATGGTAAAACCATTGGTGAGACCGTATGCTTGGAACCATTCACTGGTCGGGTCTGCCCGGAACAGCACGTGTAGAAGCATGGCCGAGTCCGCTGGACCGTTGCTGGTGGAATCACCATAGATGTCCACCTGATACTCATACTCGATTCCGAGATTGATGATGACAGACTCGGTATTGATGTCACCGGTGTCCTGGTTGGTGAGCCACGGGGTGGACACCGGGTTACGCGTGATGTGAGACATGACCACGAAGGGATCCAGAGGCGGAGCTACGAGGTTCTCATGAGCTTCAACCACCTGGGCGATTGGAAGGTTAAGCGACATCATGATCCACGCTTGAAGAGTGGAGATGATGGCAAGCTCATTGGGGGCGTTCTGATAGGTAGTCATGCGAGTTGCTTCTGAAGGAGAGCGGTGCACCAGTCAGGCCAGACTTCCGGAACTGCCACGACGAGCCAAGCCGTCCCGTCCGGCAAGTAAAGCTTGTCACCACCAAGCTGGCTAGCTCGGTCTACCGCACTGAGGATGGCATCACACCACACCTTGCGAACGATTCCCTGAACGTTCAAGTCACTCAGGTGCTGAAGATCTTTGAAGGTGAGTTGCTGAACCTGGACACTCACCGTCGTAGCTGGGGCGAAGGATGGGCTCATGCGTCCACCGATCTCGACGGTGTTACCGGTGGACTTGAGCCACGGGCATTGCATCATCGGATTGATAGTGGAGATCACGTTCGCTGCCATGTCATGCAAACTCATCAGAGCACCGAGTAGTCAACTGCGTTGAGCATGTTGTGTGAGTCGATCAGTGGAGTGTCAAACCCCTTACGCGCCACGGTTCCGGGCTGGAGTGGTGCCCAATCACCGTGCAGGATCGAGTCCTGAAGCTGTTCCTTGACATGCAAGCCAAGCGTTTCCAGCGCCACCCGAGAGTTGTAGTGATTGCGCTGAAGCTGAGTGACCAGAAACTTGTGCCAGTTTTTTCCTTCTTTCTTGATCAAGGTGCTGAAGAACGGACGTGATGGAATGTTGTGCTTGGGATCACCATACTCCATGATCGAGGCGATGTAAGCGGCCGGCTGAGGATTTCCGGTGGCTTGACTCGCCTGCGCCTGGGCGTGATAGCGTTTGTAGTTTGACACACTGGCGTAGTTCTTACGTGACTTCATCGGCCGAGGACCGGTGTACCCTGCGGTAGAACCTTCGAGAAATCCGACGTGCACCACCGTCGCCTGACCGAGCTCGCTCTGGATGTCACGAAGAAGTCGAAGAAGCTTGTCGCCGCCCTTCATGCCGATGTCCACCTTACCACCCCCTCTCACCGAAGACGTCAAACACCGGAGCGACATAGTGTCCACCGAGTCGGTAGTTGAGCGACATCTGGTAGAACTGCGTGCCATACTTTGTCTGTGCCCAGAAGGCAGCGTCATCCGGAAACTTCATCTCCGTGGTAACACTGACTGACCCCTCACGGGCATTGCTGACACGACCAACGAGCTGGTTAGCCTGCTGACCGTTCACCCCGTTGTTGATGGCGGTAAGATGTGCGGTGATCAGGTTCAAGAACAACGTCAAGGTAGGAACGTCGCATACCCCACCACCATCATTTCGGCAATAGTAGGTGGCGGCGTCGAAGTTGGCGGTGAGGATGTTCCAGGCGTAGAGAATCAACGGCGCGTTGACGATCGCGGCGGTGACCGGAGAAGACAGGATGACGGTGCCACTCGTCCCGTTGAAAGTGCCGATGCTCTGGATGGTAATTCCGAGTGGCAGCGACGTTGGAACGAAGATGGCTGAGCCACAAACAGCCTCACCGACCGCAACCGTCCCCGAGGTGACCGAGTTGATGGTCATCACGTTGCTGTTGATTGGGACGGACACGTTGACAACCGCAGCCTGGTCGATGGTGCTGAACTCAGGATACTGAAGCAAAAATGACTGCGGGCTGAATGTGACTATGCCCATGTGCTACTCCTCAGGAGCGTCGCGATCATCGCGCTTGCCGCCGACCGTGCGGCCGGACTTGTCTTTCAGAGCGACCTTCGGATCGATGCGCTCGAAACCGGTCAGGGTGCTTTCCATGTTCTTCGCCTCGGCCGTCCCGTCGCCCTTGCTGGACATGGCGAACACCATGTGATTCCTGAGTGGCGGATAATCCTTACCCACAGCTTTGATCCACGCCTCCCAGAACACCTTGCTGACTGGTGTGACGGAGCAGCCGTAGACGATGCGCTCCTCCTTGGTG